CACCGAATGGTGGCTGCACGAGAAGAACACCGACGCGCACCAGTTCGCCGGCCTGAAGGTGTCGTGCCAGCCGCTGCGCGGCGTGCATCAGTTGCGCGTCAGTGGAGTCGGCGGTTTCGACAGCAGCCCGACTGCGGTTCGCACCGGGCACAACAGCGGGTATCAGTCGGTCCACATCGCAGCTCATACCGGCGCGAAGCGAATCCTGCTGTGCGGCATGGACATGCACGGCGGGCACTGGCACGGCAACCATCCGCACGGATTGCGGGAGACGCCGCAGGAGAGCTACCCGAAGTGGGCGGCCAAGTTCGATGAACTGGTCGACCCGTTCAAGTCGCTCGGCATCAGCGTCGTCAACGTGACGCCGGGCTCGGCCATCAAGTGCTTCCCGTTCTCGACGCTGGAGAATGAACTGGCATGCGCCGCGCACTGAACCTGCTGCGCCACCGGCACGGCGCGCGATTCGAGTCGTTTCAGGCCGGGTTGAAGGCGGCAGGGTTTCAGGTGGTCGACCGGCTGGCGCGACCTGAACCTGGCGATGTCGCCGTCATGTGGAACCGATACGGCGGCGTCGATGAACAGGCGTGGCACTTCAGGCGCAACGGCGCCGCGGTGCTCGTGGTCGAGAACGCGCCGCTCGGCAACGACTGGCGCGGCGGGCACTGGTGCAGCCTGGCGCGCACGCATGTCGCGATGACCGGCGGCGAGATCAGGAACGGCGGGCCGCAGCGCTGGGATGACTGGGGCATCGAGTTGCCTCCATTCCGAGCCGGCGGCAGCGAGACGGTGATCCTGGCGCAGCGCGGCATCGGGCACAGCGACGTGGCCAGCCCGAACAACTGGGCCGAGTCGGTCAGGAAGCGCATTTCATGCGGTCGGATCCGGGCGCATCCGGGCATGAACAAGGCCACGCCGCTCGCCGAAGACCTGAAGAACGCGAAGCAGGTGATCACATGGTCATCCGCTGCCGCAGTGCAGGCGCTGGCGATGGGCGTTCCGGTCTGGAATGCGCACCCGGATTTCGTGATGGCCAGTGCGTCGCAGTCGTTGTCCGACTGGCCGTGCCAGCCGAACCGCAGCGAGGAACTGAGGCTGGATGCGTTCCGCCGGCTCGCGTGGGCCATGTGGGAACTCAATGAGATCAAGAGTGGAGAGGCGATCCGATGGCTGACGTGATGCCGCTGCAGATCAGTTACTCGTCGCACACCGACGTCGTCGTGATCAACGGCGTCAAGTACAGCGGCGAGTTGTTCCGGCAGTTCGCGCTCGCGCGTGAAGGCCAGTGGCTGCGCATCGAGGGCAACCGCGGCGGCACGATGACCGTGTTCTCGGTGACTGACACGCTGGAAAAAACGTTCGATCTGTTGTGCGGGAAAGCCGGGCGCTGATGAACATTCTGGTCAGCGGGTCGGGCGCGTCCGGCTCGTGGGTCATCCGTGGCGAACAGTTGGGGCGCGCGATCGGAGCCACGGTGATCCCGAAGGCGCGCGATGTCGCGGCCTTCGATCTGGCGGTGCTGGTCAAGCGGCCATCTGAGGAACTGGTCGCCCGCGTTCACAAGGCCGGCATACCGCTGGTCTGGGACGTGGTCGATTCGTGGCCGCAGCCGCAGGGCAATGACTGGTGCGAAGCCGAGGCGCTGGGCTGGCTCAAGGCGAAGTTCAACGAGATCCGGCCGACTGCGATCGTCGCGGCAACCCGGGCGATGGCAGACGACTGCGCCGAGTTCGGTGTGCCCGTGCTCTGCCTGCCGCACCACGCGCGGCCGGGCCTGAAGCTCGTGCCGATCCGTCCGATGAAAGTCGTTGGCTACGAAGGCGGCGAGCCGCATCTCGGCACCTGGGCGAAGTGGCTGCACGGCGAGTGCAAGCGGCGCGGCTGGCGCTTCGTGATCAACCCCGCGTCGATCACCGAGTGCGATGTGCTGGTCGCGCTGCGCGAGAAGACCGGCTACGCGCCGACGAACTGGAAAAGCAACGTCAAGCTGGCGAACGCGCAAGCCGCCGGCATCCCGATCATCTGCGCGCCCGAGGCTGGCTACATCGAGACAGCCAGCGGCGCCGAATGGTTCTGCGAGACGAGAGATCAAGTCCGCTCCGCGCTCGATGCGCTCGAGCCGATGACAACGCGCGCGGCGATCAGCAGCCACATGGTGACTGCCGAGCCGCGATTGAGTGAAGTGGCGAAGACCTACCGCGCATGGCTCAACACCCTGATCTGATCGAGGCGGCCGAGATCCTGCTGGACGAGCCGATGGCACGTCGCGGGATTCGGATGCTGAAGGCGCTGGCCGCCCATGCGCCAGCCGGCTCGAAAGTCACGACGCACTACGAAGGCCGGCACCGGCTGCTGATCATGTACGGCGTCGGCCTGCCACGGCGCTTCATCGACATGCGGCGCCACGTCGAGATCGGCGGCCATGTGGCGTGCTGGGACATGGGCTACTGGGACCGAGACGATTCCATGCGCATGTCGATCGACTCGCTGCACCCGACCGCTGCGCAGTTGGCATTGGCGCCGGCAGGCGAGTGCAGGCGCCTGTTCGAACTGCGTGAAGACGCCGACCCGAACGGCCCGATCCTGCTGTGCGGACTGGGCAAGAAGTCGGCGCATATGTACGGGCTGCAGCCGCTGCAATGGGAACGCAAGGCACTCAGGGCGCTGCGCGACACCTACCCGAACCGGGTGATCCGCTGGCGGCCGAAAGGTCAGCAGTACAGCGTTCTGCCAGGCACCGTGATGTGGCAGCACGGAACGATCGAGGAAGCCATGCGCGGCTGCTCGCTGGTGGTCTGCCGGCACAGCAACGTGGCGATCGACGCCTGCATCGCTGGAGTTCCGGTGCAGTGCGTGGACGGCGCCGCGCTGGCGCTGTATTCGCAGACGCAGACCCCGACGCGCGAGCAGCGTGCCGAGTTCCTGCGTCAAGTGGGTTTCTGGAATTGGGCGCCTGCGGAAGCACCGCAGGCATGGGCGTGGTTGAACAGGGTGAGCGCATGAAACTGAACATTGGCTGCGGCGGTCGCCGCATTGAAGGATTCACTGGTGTCGATGCCGTCGAGCGTCCTGGCGCTGACATCGTGGCGAAGGCGGATGCAATCCCGCTGCCTGACGGTTCGGTGAACGAGATCATGGCGATCCATCTTTTCGAGCACTTCTATCGCTGGGAATGCGACGGCGTGCTCAACGAGTGGCACCGCCTGCTGCGACCTGGTGGCCGGCTGGTCATGGAAATGCCCGACCTGTTGAAGACGTGCAAGAACGTGGTCGACGGTGTGATGAAGGGCGGCAAGGAACCGGACCAGTTGACGCTCTGGGCGTTGTACGGAGATCCACGTCAGCAGGACAAGTTCATGACCCACCACTGGGCGTGGACCCCGACATCGCTCAAGGCCATCCTGAAGGAACACGGTTTCATCAAGGTCGCCGAAGAACCGACCGTCTATCACCCATGCGGCCGCGAGCACCGCGACATGCGCATCGTCTGCGAGCGAGCATGAAGGTCTACATCGGACACGACGCACGCGAACAGGCGGCAGTCGATGTGGCCGTCCACACGCTGAAGAAGGTCAGCGGCATCGAGGCCGAGTTGCTGGTCGCCGACAGGCTGCTCGGCGCCGGGCTGGTGAACCGTCCGACCGACCGGCGCGGCAGCCAGTACCACGACCTGATCAGCGGCGCCCCGATGTCGACGGAGTTCGCGATCAACCGCTTTCTGGTGCCAATCATCTGCCAAGGCCGATGGGCGCTGTTCGTGGATGCCGACATGGTGTTCGTGCGCGACCCGCGCGAGATGCTGAACGAGATCGTGCCGGGCAGGGCGGTGTATGTCGTCAAGCACCAGCACGAGCCGACCGCGCTGTGGAAGATGGTCAACCAGCAACAGACGGTCTACCCGCGCAAGAACTGGTCGAGCGTGATGCTGTTCGACACCGAGCATCCGGCGAATCGCCGCTTGTCGCTGTGGGACGTGAACAACCGCGCCGGCCGCGATCTGCATCGGTTCTGCTGGCTGGCCGACGACGAGATCGGCGAACTGAACCCGAACTGGAACTGGCTGGTCGACCAGCAGCCGCGTCCTGACCATCTCGGCATCGCGCACATGACGCTCGGCGGTCCCTGCCTGCCCGGGTGGACCGGCGGCTCATTCGATGCCGAGTGGAAAGCCGCTCACGACGAACTGAAGGGGATCACTTGAAGATCATCACCCCCGCCACGACCGAGCCGGTGTCTCTGGAAACGGCACGACTGCAGTGCAAGGTCGACGCCGAAGGCTCGCCGCCAGCGCACGTCGATGACCCGCTGCTCGAGTTGTTCACCACCGCCGCGCGCGAGTGGGTCGAGTCGTACCTGGGCGCCATCGTTGCGCCGACGACCGTGCAGACGGAGCTCGATGACTTCCCCGAGGAAGACGGCGACCTGACGCTCGAGTCCGGCCCGGTGCTCGATGTCCAGTCGATCACCTACACCGACGACAACGGAGACCCGCAGACGGTCGATGAGGCGACCTACACGCTGGACACGCGCACCGAGCCGGCCGTGCTTCGACTGCTGGATGGCGAGTCGTGGCCGACCGATGTCGGAACGGTCAACGCCGGCATCAAGGTCAATTACGTCGTCGGGTACTCGGGCGATGCGGACAGTCCGATGGTCTACCCGCTGCCGAAGTCGATCAAGGTCGCGATCTTGCTGATCCTCGCGCACCTGTACCGCAACCGCGAGAACTCGACCGTGGTCAGCCTGCAGACGATCCCGTTCGGCGCGACCGCGCTGCTGGGTCCGCTGAAGCGAAAGATGGGGTTCGCATGACCGCGTCCGGCGAACTCGACCAGCGCGTCAGGCTGTACTCCCGCGCGACGGGCACGAACGCCAAGGGCGAGCGGCTGAAGGAATGGGTGTTCGTCACCGAAGTCTGGGCCAAGGCGGTTCCGCTGCGTGGCCGCGAGTTCTTCGACGCCGGCATGCAGCAGTCGGAGATCACCACGCGCTTTCGGATCCGCTACCGCAACAGCGTCACCGAGGACATGCGCCTGACGTGGAAGGGCGAGCCGTTCGACATCGCCGCGCCGCCGATCAACGTCAACGGCCACGGCGAGTGGCTGGATCTCATGTGCAAGTCGGGTGTTCGGGACGGGCGGAACTGACATGGCAATCGGCGGCTTCCGGCTTGAGGACATCGACAAGTTCCGCCGCGTCATGGCGCAACTGACCGAAGTGCTGCGCCGCCGCTACGTGCGCAAGGCGCTCTACAAGGGCGGCGAGATCGTCAGGAAAGCGTCGCAGATCGTGACGCCGACGCTGAGTGCGCCGATCTACCGGCGCGGCAAGATGATCCGCAAGCCCGGCACGATGCGCGACGCGATCACGGTGCGCCGCAGCAAGGACATCGAGCGCGACCGCAACCAGGTCGGCGTGTTCGTCAACGTCAAGCCGGCGCCGTCAGCGCAGCGTGGCGCGGACTCTCCGACCGACCCCTACTACTGGCGATTCGTCCACTTCGCGACGAAGAAGAACCGCAACCCGGTGCCGTTCCTGATCATCGGCGCACGCGAACTTGAAGGCCGTGCGCTGCGCGAGATCGAGACGTCGCTGACCGCCGACTTCAACCGCATCAGCAACGAAGGACTGAAATGAGCGCATGGGAAGAACTGCGCGGCATCCTGATCAACGGCAGCCCGGTCACGGCGGCTGGAGATC